CAGCGCCGCGGCATCGTCCGCATCGGCAAGGAGTCGCCGGATGACTTTGAGGTGTCTTGGATCTTCTCCGCAGAACCCCTGTGGGAAAACTTCAAGGTCCGCCTCGCACTCCACTACGCCAACCTGCGCCTCAAGAAAGCCGCCTGATGCCCAAACGCAAATACATAGCCATCATCCGGCGCAAGCTCGGCCGCGAGAAAGCGGACGGACTCACGCTGGGTGATGGCCGTGTATACATTGATCCGCGCCAGAGCGGACCCGATGAGCTGGACACCGTGCTGCATGAGCTGATCCATCACTGCTACCCAGACCTGAGCGAAGAAGCTGTCGCCACCGGCGCCGAGATTATGGCCCGCAGCATGTGGCGCGACAAATGGAGGCGCGTCAACGAATGACCGCCGCCGGCTTCATCCTCATCGGCCTCGCCCTGGGCGTAGTGCTCGGCGCCTTGGCAGCCTACGGCGGCATGTTCGCTTGGGCCATCCGCTACGGAAACAACGAAGAAGAATAATTTATGAAAAAACCAGCAGGACTATACGCCAACATACACGCCAAAAAAGCCCGCATCGCCGCCGGAAGCGGTGAGAAGATGCGCAAGCCCGGATCAGCCGGCACTCCGACCGCCAAGGCATTTCGGGCATCTGCCAAGACCGCCAGGGCGCGCTGATGACCACCACGCCGGAAATCGTCACCTTCCTCCGCGACTTCAACCGCTGGCGCCGCGGAGACGACAGCATCCCGCAACCGCAGCCAGAAAAGGCCGGCGAAGCTATCGACGCAGCGTGTGCGCACATTGAGCGCCTTGAGCAGGAGCTGCGCAAGGCCAGAAGCGTCGCTAACGAAATGAGCGAATCCAACGAGGTGCTGTTGGCCGACCTGCACTACACTCGACAAGACTTAAAAGAGGCACTCAACAAGCGATGACATCCAGCTTCCTCATCGCCTTGGTTGGCCTCATCTATTTCGCCGTTGCCATCGACCTCGGACTCATCCAGCACCGCTACTGGAACGGTCTTATATGGCTCGGCTATGCGGTGGCGCAAATCGGGCTGTGGAGGGTAACAATTTATGACTAAGCCCCGCGACATGTACGACCTAACGAGTCATCCGACAGACACGCCAGAGATCAAGGCCAAGCTCAAGCAGGCTATCAAACTTTACAACGAAGTCGGCCGCGACCGCGCCAGCAATAACTTGCCCGCCCTCGCCGCCGCCTTCGCCGCGCGCAAGCGCAAGCAAGCAAAATGACTTTATCTGACGGCTCAAGCGGGTTCTTGCCGCGGTTCATGTGGTGTGGCCGCGCGGACATACCGGGTATGCCCAGCTCCAGCGCGCAAGACGACTGGGGTGCCGTCACTATTTTGACCGGGCAGCGTAGATATACGGATGAGCGTTTTGGACTGGGAATCCCGGTCGGCGCCACATCGAGGTCGGGAGGCATCCACGGTTTATCCGCCCGCATGGAGCTAAAATCCATGCCCCACTGGAGCCGCAACCTTGGCAACCCGTGCGCTGAAAAGGTGCGGCCGCACCGTTCCCGGCAATTTTTCCAATGATCTCTTGGCCGCCCCAAAACTTCCGCGTTGAAGTAGACGGCATCGGCACCTGCCGCGTGCTCTACGTTGTCGCGCAGGGCGGCCTTGAGAACGACTACGTCACCGTCTGCCGCGAAGACAACGGCCGGTGGCTGACCGCGCGCATCGACCAGATCGCTGCTGCGGAGAATCCAACTTTGGATATTTTGGGCGCTGGCTCGGCATAACAAAATCGGCCCTGGGGAGGTCCGAGCGCTAACCAGCCAGCGCCCATTTACATTTCATGCCAGAACACCCTCTCATCGTAGCCTACGGCGGCGGAACCAACAGCACCGCCATGCTGTGCGGCTTCCGCGAGCGCGGCATCCGTCCCGCGCTGATCCTCTTTGCCGACACCGGCGGCGAACTCCCACACACCTACGAGCATCTGCGCTTTATGTCGGACAAGTGCCAAGAGTGGTTTGGCCTGCCCATTGAGACGGTCTTTAAGACTTACAAGGGAGAGTTTGAAGGACTGGAAGGCGAGTGCAAGCGCCGCCAACAGTTGCCGAGCCTTGCCTACGGCTACAAAGCCTGCTCGTTGAAATACAAACAAGAGCCGCAGCGTAAGCGCATTAGGCAGTGGATGGACGCCAACGACTGCAAGACCGTAACGCAGGCGGTCGGCTTTGACTTTGCCGAGGGCCACCGCGCCACTTATGTCGCCAGCAACGATCTGGGCAAAGGGCGCACGGCGGTCAACTGGTTCCCGCTGATTGATTGGCAATGGGCGCGCAAAGAATGCGTTGATGCCATAGCCCGCCACGGCCTCCCGCAAGCAGGCAAGTCCTCCTGCTTTTTTTGCCCCGCAATGAAGCTGCGCGAAATCCTGCGCCTCCGTGACCAAGCGCCGGAATACTACCAGCGCGCGATTGCGTTGGAGGAGAACGTCAAGGTCAAGGGGCCGAAGGAAGGGCTGGCGTTTGGCACCAAATGGACCGAGATCGTCAAAGCGGACGACGATCAGCTCAAACTTTTTGACTGGCTAGACAAACACGACCCGCATCATGTGCCGTGCGGGTGCTATGACGGATGAACGAGCACGCACAACGCTTCAAGCCCACCCCGCACCCTGTCATGCAGGTGGATCTCGACCTGCTCGAGAAACTGGGACCGGACGAAGGCTGGAAATATCTCAAAACACGCGAAGAGCTGATCGCCCGCGAGGCCAGCGATCCGTTCCGCTATGGTTTTATCCCGCCAGTGTGGAAGCGCGCGTCTGAGTTGCTGGAAAAGCACCGCGAATTGCTTGTTCTTGGTGGAAACCGGAGCGGGAAAACGGAGTGGGCCGCCAAAGAGGTCATTAAAGCGATGTATTCCAAGCCTGGAGCCGTGGTGTGGTGCTTCCAAACGACTGCGGCCAATTCGATTGAGCTTCAGCAACCGCGCATTTGGAAATACATGCCGCCAGAGTGGAGGGCGGCGCGCAAAAGCCAAGTCACGGCCATCAGTTACACGATCAAAAACGGATTTAGTGAGGCCAAATTTGTCGCACCCAACTCATCGGTTTGCATTTTCCGAAACTACGCTCAAGACCCAAGCACAATTGAGGGCGGAGAAATTGACTTCTGCCACGCAGACGAGCTTATACCTCTTCAGCTTTTAGACACGATTCGTTTTCGTCTTCTGGACAGAAACGGCAAGCTCGCCGTGACGTTTACGCCTATTGAAGGCTGGTCGCCAACCGTGGCCGACTACCTGTCCGGCGTTAAGACCGTGCTTGATGTGGACGCCGAGCTGCTCCCACTCAAAAACGACAAAGGCGAGATCTCCGGCTACGATAAAGTGCCCATCGAGCAGATCAATCCGAAAGGTCGCCCGATTCTTTACTTCCACACACAAAGCAATCCCTGGGCCGGCTGGTCCCGCATGAAGAAAGAGCTGCAGAGCGAGACCAAAGAAAAAATCCTCTGCCGCGCTTACGGCGTGCCAACCAAAGCCATCAGCGGCCGGTTCCCATTGTTCAACCCCAAGGTCCACGTCATCCGCGCCTCGGATGTCCCGCAAGGCACACGCTACCATTGGGTCGATCCGGCGTCTGGCAAAAACTGGGCGATGATCTGGACCGTCCATGACACATCCGGCCGCATTGTGGTCTACCGCGAATGGCCCGACCAAACTTCCTACATTGAGGGCATTGGTTATGCCGGCGAGTGGGCGCTGCCGGACGGCAAGAAGCTCGACGGCAAGCCCGGACCCGCGCAGCAAGACTTCGGCTTTGGCTTGGAGCGCTACAAAGACGAAATCCTGCGCGTTGAAGACGGCGAGGAAATCTTTGAGCGCTGGATGGACAGCCGCTACGGCAACGCCCGCACGCTCGGCAAGGAATCGCCGACAACGCTCATCGATGAGATGGCAGACCTCGGCATGATGTTCACCGCGACCCCGGGTGATTCCATTGATGAGGGTGTGTCGATGATCAACGACGCGCTGTCATACAATCCAGAGAAGCCAGTGGATGCGCGCAACCAGCCGAAGCTCTATATCTCGGAGAACTGCAAGAATGTCATTCACTGCATCCAGACGTATACCGGCGCGGACGGCAAACGCTCAGCGAACAAGGACTTTGTAGATTTAATTCGTTACGTTTGCCTTTCCGATGCCATCAACGTTGAGGGCGACATCCTGCGTAGCCACGGAGGAGGAAGCTACTGATGACCATGTCGCCGCCATCCCCGCCCAGCCGCCTGCGCCCCGGGCGCCGCGGCAGTGACATCCCGCGCTGCGGCGTCTGTGCCAAGCCGCTTCGTATTGAGGACATTCACGGCCACGACTATCACCTCGGCGCCGTCTGCCGGGACTGCGGCCCGCACCTGCAGAACGCCATTCATGCCCTAGAGATTATCGTCATGCGCCGCGGATGACGAGTTAACCCATACGAACGACTGTATTCGCCATTCGCAAACCCCGAACACAAACAGCTTAAAAATTATGCTATTCACGCAAAAAACCAAAACCATCCCCACTGACCCTTACACCGTCAACGAAGACTTCGACCGCAAAGGCGCCCTCGCCTTCTCCCGCGACCAGGCGCCGCCCGCCTACCTCGCCGTCATGCTTGAGCTGCAGGACCGCATCGCCGACGCCAGCACGCTGGTCGCCGCCATGGCCACCGCCAAGGAACCCGGCTACCTCGCCCACGCCGCCGGCCAGCTCAACGCCCTGCAGGAATTGTGGGACACCCTCGAGCAACGCCGCGCCGAAGCCTCGCGCTTGGAGTAGGTTTTGCGCAATAGTTCAAGCGTGGCTTGAACTACTGCCGCCAATGTACGCATCCCGCGACATTGGCCCGCTTAGTGTAAAGCCATGTTCCCGCTCGCACCCTTTCGGCATAATCGGGACGCTTTCCGGGCATTTATCACCGCTCGGGAACCCTGTTATAGAAACAACTCTGTATTTGTAACGAAACCTGTAAGAAAAACAGCCCTGTTTTTCTTACAAGTCGCCGCTCACCGACATTCCCAAAATGTCGCCGTGCGCCGACCTGTCACTAACTGACAGATTGTTGCAAATTGCATAACTCCGCGCGCGTTATCCTGCGCTTTGTATCAAAAAGACCGCACAATATCCACGCCACACCTGCCAAATGTCTCTCGGCAACACAAGCGAAGTATCGCACAACGAGACCTTCCCGCCTCATTCTGCATTCTGCATTCTGCATTCTAAATTTTTTGCTGGACATTTGTACAGCGGCGTGAGATACTAGCAGTATCAAAGTGGAGTAGTGCCCTCATGGCACGCAAGGTTTGATCGGTCTGGATGACGCGCATCCTGGTTCCTACTTGAGAGGTAAAGCTCATGGCGACAGATAACGCGGCTCCGGCCGCAGGGGTGGAAGATTTCGACGTTATGTCGATCAGCGAGAAACTAGTCGGGCTAGATGAATTGGCGCCGACCGAAGCTGATCAAAAGACCGACGCCGAAGAAGAAAGGCTCTCTGACAATGACGAGTCGGATGAATCCGAGGCTGAAAAGCCCGCGGAGGAGTCCGAAGATGAAGATGCCGAGGACGACGACGCCACGGTTCCGCAGGAGAAAGTCCAGAAACGGATCGACAAGCTGACTGCCCAGAAAAAAGAAGCCCTTGAAAAGGCGCAGACACTAGAGACCGAATACAGCGCGGCCAAGACCAAGCTCGCCGAATTGGAAGCTCAGGTCAACGAAGCCAGCCGCCCCGTCCTTCAGCCCTCCGCGGAGAACCCGCTGGCGGATGTCGATACTCAGGAAGCGCTCGAGGCCAAAATCAAGTCCGCGCAGGAAGTCCGCCGATGGGCGCTCCGCAATACGGACGGCGCCACGGTCAAACGACCAGACGGCACCGAGGTCTACGTTGATTCTGACGAGGTAAAAAACTACCTCATCAAGGCAGACGATGTCCTCACGACTTACGCGCCCGCGCGCCAGCAATGGCTTGCCCAACGCCAGCCGGCCGTCGAAGCCGCCAAGAACCTGTTCCCCGACATCTTCACAAAAGGCACCGCGCTCAACACGGCCTACCAAGCGACCGTGAAGCAAGCGCCCGAGCTGCTCAAGCTGCCCCAAGTCGAATACTGGGTCGGCCTCGCCCTCTACGGCGAACAGCAGCTCATGCAAAAGCAAGAAGCCCAAAAAGCCAAAGCCAGCGCCGCCAAGAAAGTCTCGTCAGCAAAATCAGAAGCCAAACTTCCCACACCTGCATCCCCGGTTAGCGCAGCCAAGTCTGCCACCAAGACAAGCAGCAAAGACGCTGCAAAACGACTCTACGAACGAGGCGACCGCCAATCGCTGGAAGCCTTCGCCGAGAGTCTTCTTAGCTAACCCAAACAAAGAAAGAATCAACCAATCATGTCTGCTGGAACTATTTTTCCTACAGTAGGTCAACGTGAAGACCTGAGCGACGTTATCACTATCGTCGATGCTAAAAACACGCCCTTCGTTTCGGCCGCCCGCAAAGGCGCCGACATCACCAACGCCGCCGTTTACAGCTTTCAAGCTGACAAATATAACGACCCGTCCTTCGACGGCGTCCTAAGTAATTCGGACGTTTCCGCCTACGACGATCCGGCCAAAAACCGCGCCCTCCTGAGCGCCCGCGGGCAGATGTTCCGCCGCGCCGTCAAGGTTGATACATTCGTCCAAGAGGCGAGCGACATCGCCGGCATCGGCCGTAAGAAGCAGCTCGCCGTCGGCGTTTCCAAGGCTCTCTTGGAGACCAAGCGCGACATGGAGAGTGCCTTCTGCTCCGACCGCGAAAGCCAAGAGCAGAGCGGCGCCAACCCGTATCGCACCCGCGGCCTGTTCCGTTGGGTGGATAGCGCGGCTCAAACCGACCTCCCAGTCCCTGCCGCCTACCGCACCCCGACCGGCAGCATCAACACCGACGCCGCGCCGACCGAGTCCGCCGTGCAGACGCTCCTTCAGAGCATCTACTCGCAGACCGGCCAGATCGACGACATGGTGCTCCTCTGCGGACCTTCGCTCAAGCGCACCTTCACCGAATACACTCGCTTCAGCACCGGCTCGGCTGGCGCTGGCCTGTCAATCCGCACGTTCAACAACTCTGCCGATTCCAAGAAGATCGTCAGCGCTGTGAATGTGTTTGAGGGCGATTTTGGCACTTTGCGTTTGTTGCCTAGCCTTTATTTGAGGCAGAACAACTCCAGCTCCACCGCGCAAAACTCGTCCGGTCTGGTGCTCAACATGGACCAGTGCGAAGTCCGCTTTGCCAAGCGTCCGGCCATGAGCGAATTGCCCGACCTCGGCGGCGGTCCTCGCGCGCTGATCCAAGCTATCGCCTCGGTCACCTGCTTGGCCCCTCAGTCCCAGGGCAAGTTCACCGCCAACGTGGCACTCGCAGCTTAATCATTAACCAAAGGAAACCAATAAAATGAAAGTCTTCGAGCTTCCCTACGAAACCAAAGCAGCCACCGGCTACACGCACAAAGTCATCATTGAAAGAACTGACTTCACCAGCACGGGCAACACGCAAACGATCAACCTTCTGTCGGCTCCCGCCGGCACGGTGATCCGCAGCGTTGCCCACGAGCTGATCACCCCGCTGGTCTCCAGCGACGGCACGCTCACCAGCGCCGCGTACAGCATCGGTAACACCGCCTCGGCAACTTCGCTCATGGACAGCACGCAAGTGCTCACCGGAGCCACGCCCGTGACGTACAAAGCGATGACGGCGACCGCTCCGGTGGCCATCACCGCGGCGAGCCAGAACATTGTTGCCGCCTTCACGGCAACTGCGTCCAAGGCGCTCAACACGGTCACGGCCGGTGAGATCCATGTGTATCTCATCGCGGTCAGACTGACCGACGTTTAATCGCACGTCTTAACACACAGCGCCGTCAGCTTTCTTGTCTGGCGGCGCTGAAGTTAGGATGGCCGACTCACTCTGGACCGGCATCGCCAACGACCTGGGCGATGAGATGGCTCACCTCGTCAAAGAGGAACTCCTCACAGGTTGGAACGTCAAAGCCGTCATGGCCGGCCTTGAGCAGCAGCGCATCGCGCAGGCCAACGAGCGCCTTGAGCAATGCGCCGTTGAAGGCATCGGCCAGCACACCATGAGCATCGACGCCGATGTCTACTGGGCTTGGGAAAAAGCCGAACCCGGTTGTTGGGCCGACAAAGGTTGGCGCGATGACTTCAAAAAGCGCCACCCAGAGACCGCCGTCCACTACACCCCGCGCCGAACCACGGTGCTTGTCCCTTAAATGATCAAAGCACCCGACCGCGAAAAAATCTCCGAAATCCTCTCGGACATCGTCGCCGCCGACTCCGCGAAGTTCGGCATCACCGAGGTCAAGCGCGGCCTCGTCGCCGCGGGCGGCGGTCTCGTGCGGCTGCCCCGGCAGATCCCGCCGCGTCTCGCGATGGAGTTCGCGATCGTCGGGGACTTCGTCGACGCGTCCCGCGCCTACGACATGGGCCTCATCAACCGCGTCGTCCCGACCGGCACCGCGCTCGACGCGGCCAAGGAACTCGCGGCCAAGATCGCCGCGAACGGCCCGTTGGCCGTCGCCGTGAGCAAGCAGATCATCACCGAGTCGGCCGACTGGTCGACGGCCGAGATGTTCAAGCAGCAGGGCGCCCTCGCGATGCCCGTGTTCTCGAGCGCCGACGCCACCGAGGGTGCGACCGCCTTCGCGGAGAAGCGCACCCCGAACTGGACCGGCAAGTAACCCACCCCTCGCACCACCAACCACCCGAAAGGACACTCCATGCCCCGTCTCGACCTGAACGGCGCCTCGGCGATCGTCACCGGCGGTGCCTCCGGCATCGGTGAGGCCTGCGCCCGTCAGCTCGCCGACCTCGGCGCGCGCGTCGTCATCGCGGACCTCAACGAGGAGCGCGGCACCGCGGTCGCCAAGGAGCTCGGCGGCCTCTTCGTGAAGTGCGACGTCTCGAACGAGGAGCACGCGGCCGAGGCCGTGGCCGCCGCGTCGGAGATGGGCCCGCTGCGCGTGCTCGTCAACTCCGCCGGCATCGGCTTCGCCGCCCGCACCATCGACCGCAACAACGAGCCGATGCAGCAGGCGCACTTCGAGCTCGTGATCCGCGTGAACCTGCTCGGCACGTTCAACATGCTCCGCCAGGCCGCGGCCGCGATGGCCAAGACCGACCCGATCACCGAGGACGGCCAGCGCGGTGCGATCGTGAACATGGCCTCCGTGGCCGCGTTCGACGGTCAGATCGGCCAGGCCGCCTACTCCGCCTCCAAGGGCGGCGTCGTCGGCATGACGCTCCCGATCGCCCGTGACCTCTCGGCCGCCGGCATCCGCGTCAACACGGTCGCCCCGGGCCTCATCGACACGCCGATCTACGGCGAGGGCGAGGCCTCCGAGGCGTTCAAGGCGAACCTCGGCAAGTCCGTGCTGTTCCCGAAGCGTCTCGGTTCCGGTGAGGAGCTCGCCTTCATGGTGCTCGACCTCATCACGAACCCGTATATGAACGCCCAGACCATCCGGGTCGACGGCGGCATCCGGATGCCACCGAAGTGATCCGCCGCGCCGTCACGGCGCAGCAGTGACCCTCGAGGTCGTGGGACGGGCCCGGTGCGAATGCGCCGGGCCCGTTCTGATGTCCCGGTGCGAATGCGCCGGGCCCGT